GACTGTGCGCAGATGCCCTGCCCCCGTGAAGCGCGCCGCCACCCCTTGGCACCTGCTAGACCGCTCGACACCGTGGCTGGCCTGGTGGCAGGAGCTGATCCTCAACTGGGTGTCGTCGTGGAATTCCGTCGGCTGCCTCACCATCACCAGCGCCGACGATCCCGACGAGTGGATGGCCTGGGATCTGCCCACTGACCTGGACCTGAAGCGGATGGAGCTGGAGGAGCTGCTCGAATCTCGGTAGGCCCCAGACAGACTGGGGGTGGGTATCCGGTTCTGAACGTGGCTGATCTGCGCCTGGACATTCAGTCCGACCTGCCCCGCGCTTTGCTCTGGCTGGGCACGATGCGCGGGCAGATGCCGTTCGCGATCAGCCAGGCCCTGAACCGCACTGGGTTCGATGTGCGCAAGGCGCTGGCAGAGGGAACCCGGCAGTATTTCGACGACCCCACCCGGTTCACCGAGACCGCCTTCCTGGTGCAGCGGGGGACCAAACAGGACCCCACGGTCCTGGTGGGGGCCCAGGCCAACAGGCCCTACTTCGGCCCGCAGATACGGGGCGGGCAGCGCTACCCCAAAGGGTTTGAGGGCTATTTCCGGGGGCTGAGTAGGGGCAGGGTCAGAGGGAAGCTGGTGCCTACCCGACTGGCCCTGGACGACAAAGGCAACCCCAAAAAAGCGCTCTTCGCTCAGATCGCCCGTGGCCTCTCAACCACTGACCGCGGGGGATTCTTCATCGGCACACCCAAGGGCGGAGGTAGGCCCGCTGGTGTGTACCGCCGATCACGTGAGCAGCTGTTCCCGTACTTCATTGAGGTGAGCCGCGAGCCGCGCTACCGCCCGCGATTTCCAATGGAGGCCATCGGCCAGACCACGATCAGCCGCGTCGCTGGTCCGTATCTGCGCAGCTCGCTAGAGCGGGCGCTGGCCTCCGCCCGTTGATCTCGCGCTGATGCGCTGAGATCGTTGATTGCTTATTGAGAATCAACAAGACCACTCCAGCCCAGTCAGGACGGTGAGCTTATTGAGAATCTGATGAGAACGACTGCGGCGCAAGGGATCTGCGGGTCCCCCCTGGGGTGACTTGGCATGGGTCGTCTCGTCGCTCGATTCTTATGGTGATACCATTTTCGCAATAAGGTTGCCCAGCCCTGGAAGCTCCGCTCTATATATCCAGAACCGCAACCCCGCGCGTACGCTGGTTGCATGACGGTTGCAACCGACCAACTGCTGAGCGCTGGCAAGGGCTCCGAGCTGATCCGCGCCAAAACCGGCCGTAGCTGCACCAGGCAGAACCTGGAGAAGCTCTGCAAGCAAGGCAAGCTCCCGCGCTCCACTGCCAGCGCCGCTCCGGTGCGCGTGCGGGCCGCCCTGCTGGTGGATGAGTACCTGGCCAACATCGATCAGCGCCAGGCGGTGCGCGACAAGCCCGGCGTGCGCGATGACACCGCCCGCGCCAGCGCGCCACCGCAGCGCCCGCCTGATGAGCCCCTGGCTGATGATGAGCTGCCGCCCTACACCATCAGCCAGCAGCGCAAGGCATTCGAGCAGGCCAACCTGCTGGAGCTGGAGCGCAAGCAGAAGGAAGGCCAGCTGCTGGAGCGCGAGGATGTGGAGCGGGCCTGGGCCAACACCATTGGCCGGGTAAAGTCCCGCATCCTGGCGACCGCCAGCGCAGCCAAGCAGCGAATCCCCCACCTAGACCCGGAAGAGGTGGAGATCCTCAAGGACATGCTCCGCGAGGCCCTCTTCGAGCTGGCGGCGGAGGGCGAGCGATGAGCAGCGCCACAGTGGCCGAACTGGAGGCCAAAATCCTGCGGTGGTTCAAACCATCGCCCAAGCTGCAGCTCAGCGAGTACGCCGATCAGAACGCGGTGCTCACCGGCAGCACGGCGCAGAAACAGAACTGGCGCACCCTGCCGTACCAGCGGGAAATCCTGGACTGCTTCACCGATCCCAAGGTGGAGATGGTGGCTTGCATGAAGTCCGCCCGAGTGGGCTGGACGAAAATGTACGGCGTGGTCATTCAGTACTACAGCCACCACGATCCATGCGAAATCATGGTGGTTCAGCCGGTCAAGGAAGACGCCGAGGGTTACAGCAAGGAAGAGATCAAGCCACTGTTTGACGACACGCCTGTGCTCCAGGGCCTGATGTCGGAGTCGAAGGCCAGGAACACGGCGACCAACACCATCCTGCTGAAGATCCTCACGAATGGCGGCCTGATCGACATTGTGAACGCGGCCAGCGGCCGATCGTTCCGCAGGAAGTCGCGCAAGGTGGTGCTGTTCGATGAGCCCGACGCCTACGAGCGGATCAGCGAGGGCGATCAGATCAAGCTGGGCCGGAACCGGGCGGACTACTACTGGGACCGGAAGATTGCCATTGGCGGCACGCCGATCTTCAAGGCGGAGGTGGGCGGCAAGACCGAGCAGTGGTTCCTGAAGGGTGATCAGCGGCGGTTCTATGTGCCCTGCCCGTTCTGCGGCGATCACCAGACGCTGCGGTGGGAGCAGATGCGAAAGGAGGGCGAAGATGCCGGCAAGTACGAATGCCAGAACTGTCACGAGCTGATCCCCCACAGCAAAAAGCGTTGGATGGTGGAGCGGGGTGAGTGGCGGGCTACGGCCGTCTCCCAAGTGCCGGGACTGGTGAGCTTCCACATCTGGGCGGCCTACAGCTACTCACCGGCAGCCGACTGGGACGTGCTGGTGCGGGAGTACCAGGAGGCGCTGGAGATGATGCGCAAGGGCGACCCCGACCTGATGCAGACCTTCCACAACACCGTGCTGGGCCTGCCCTGGGAAGACACCCTCGCCGGCAAGCTGAACGTGGAGGGGCTGACCAAGCGCCGCGAGGATGCGGAGGCCGGCAACGGCTACCCGGCCGGCACCGTGCCCGGTGGCGTGCTGCTGCTCACCGCCGGCGTGGACGTGCAGGGCGGCGGCGGCGCCGTGGGCGAACGGCTGGTGCTGACCGTCTGGGGATGGGGCCGCGGCGAAGAGGGCTGGCACATTGCCCATTACGAGATCGACGGCGACCCGCAGCAGACCGAGACCCTTGATCAGCTCGATGCGATCAGCGAGACCCGCTGGCGCCGGGAGGATGGCGTAGAGCTGCAGATCGCCCTTGGCGGGATTGACGATGGCGGCCTGGCGACCAAGGAAGTGCGCGACTGGTGCCGCACCCGAGCGGGCAAGTGGGCGCCCATGAAGGGCATTTCAGGCAAGGGTCGGCCGCTGATTGACAAGGGCAAGGCTGTGTTTGTTGACCGGAAGAATCAGGCCTCCACCCGGCGTGATGTTCTGCTGTATCCGGTGGGCTATGACACCAGCATTCAGCACCTGCAGGGCCGGCTGAGACAGGAAACACCTGGGCCTGGCTATCTGCACTTCGGCGAGGCCTCGACTGATCAGTTCCTGGCGGAGGTGTTCCCGTGGAAGAAGCTGCCCAAGCGCCAAGCTGGCCAGACGGTCTACGAATGGAAGTGCCCACCCGGCAGCCGCGACGAGGGCGGCGACTGCACGCGGATGGCCTATGCCGCGCTGCAGCTGGTGTCTAGGAGGTACGCCCGGGGGACGATGTGGGATCGCCTCGCGCAGCAGCTCACCGCCCCTGCCGCCCCTGCCGCCGTCGAGCGCCGCAAGGGAACTTGGCTCGCTCGGTAGCCTGAACCGGGGAGGTGTCCAATGGCATTTACGCAGCAGCAGTACGACGACCTGGTGGCTGCGATTGCCGAGGGCGTTACCACCGTCAGCAGCAACGGCCGGCAGGTTTCGTACCGGAATCTCACCGACATGATGAAACTCAAGGCCACCATGGAGGAGGATCTTGGCATCGCCGGCGCTGGCCGCCGCCGGCACTACGCCAGCTTCAAGAGGGACTGAGCATGGCGCGCAAGCCGACCCGCGATCAGCTGGAGCTGGCGCTCAAGTCCGCGCAGAAAGAGCTGGCCATCACCCATCTGCGGGCGTTTGAGTCGGCAAAGGAATCCAGGCGCACAGAGAACTGGTACACCCGCAACGGCGGACCCAACGCCGACATCCGCACCGCCTGGCGGCTGCTGACGCGGCGGCACCAAGACCTGGTGGACTCCAACCCCTGGGCCAACCGGGCGGTGCGGGTGATCACCAACAACTGGGTGGGGGATGGCATCATCGGCAGCCCGCAGGGTGGCAGCCGGCGGTATGAGCAGGCCTGGAACGACTGGGCGGACACGATCGAGTGCGACTACGCCGGGAAGCTGAACTGGTACGGCCTGCAGTCGCTGATCGCCCGCACCACCGCCGTGCGCGGCAGCTGCCTGATCCGGCGGCGGATGGATGAGCGGCTGGCCGATCAGGGACTAGTGGGCCTGCGGCTGCAGGTGATGGAGCCCGACATGCTGGATTTCAGCCGGGACGACGGCAGCCGGATCAAGTTCGGCCAGCAGTACGACCGCGACGGCCGACTGGAGGGCTACTGGATCCGGCAGACCCACCCGGGCGAGACCGAATGGAACGGGGTGAAGATCCAGAGCGACTTCGTGCCAGCCAGCGAGATCATCCACACCTACGAGGTGAACCGGGCCGGCCAGGCGATCGGCGTGCCATTCGGCTCAGCGGTGCTGCTGCACCTGCGGGATATTGACGACATCACCCAGGCGATGCTGCTGAAAACGAAGATCGCGGCCTGTTTCACGGCGTTCGTGTACAGCAACGAGCCCAGCGACCTGGCCAGCACCACAGCGCTCACTGAAACACTGGAGCCGGGCGCGATCGAGATCCTGCCCGATGGCAAGCAGATCACCTTCGCCAATCCGCCCCAGTCGCCGGATTACGTGAGCCACCAGAAACACCACCTCCACGCAGTGGCAGCGGGCTACGGGATCACATTCGAGGCTCTGACCGGCATCCTGTCGGACGTGAATTTCAGCAGCGCCCGCATGGGGTGGCTGGAGTTTCACCGCAACGTCGCAGCCTGGCGCTGGAACATCACAATCCCGCAGGTGCTCGACCCGGTGCATCGCTGGTTCAACGAGGCCGCCCG